GCCGACGTGCTCAACGCCTTGTCCAGCAGCGGCGCGGCCCAGGGCGTGCTGGCGGCTGGGGTTAGAAGTTCAGGCCCACTCGACCCGACGTCGGGCGTCACGGGCTACGGGAGATAGAACTATGGCGCTCAAGGACATGGCCCTGACGGCCGAAGAGGCGAAGGAACAAGACTGCTGCGCGCCCAGCTCCAGCGAGAAGGAGGGGCCGAAATATCCCTATGGCCTGCGGCTCGATCTGGACGACGGGAGCCTGGCCAAGCTCGGTATGGGCCTTATGCCGGTGGGGACCGAGATCATGATCACGGCCATGGCCCGCGTGGTGTCCAACTCCAGCTATGAGCGGGAGGGGTCCGACAGCGAGAACAGCATGGGCCTTCAGATCGTCAGCATGGACCTGGGCACGCCCCAGGCCGACCGCATGGCGAAGAACGCCTCGCGCCTGTATCCCACCGCCAAAGAGACCAGCTAGGAGACCACCATGCAGATTGATATCGCCGACCCCGTATCCGTCGGCCAGCGGAAGACGACCTCGGCCTGGGACGGCAACGTCGGGATGCTGTCAGCGCCCATCGGCTCCACGCCCGTGGGCGCGTCGTCGGGCAACCAATCCAACTCGGCCGCTCTCTCCACCCTTCCGGCCGTGGCGGGCGTGACCAACTACATGACCGGGTTCGTGATCAACGTCGGCGGGGCCACGGCCCAGGCGCTGGTCAACGCCACGATCACGGGCCTGCTGGGCGGCACCATGAACATTGCGGTTTCGGTGCCTGCGGGCGCGACCCTCGCCAACCCGCCTATCGTGGTCACCTTCCCCGTTCCGATCCCGGCCAGTGGCCCGAACGTGGCCATTGCGTTGAACCTCCCGCAGCTCGGCGGGGGCAGCACCAACGCTTCGACCAGCATCTACGGCTTTCAGAAATAGGCCTACACCCCCGGTGCGCGTGCTGCGTCGGGGTCGCGGCATAAAGGGGCGTCATGAGCACCGAATACGATCCGTTCGATACCGCAGAGCGCGAAGAGTTGGATGCCGACCGCAAGGCCGCCGTCCAACTCGATCTGCTGAACGAGATCAACGATCTTCAGTGGCTCATGGGCAACAAACGGGGTCGCCGGATCGTGCAGCGGCTCCTAGCGAAGACGGGACTTTACCGATCCAGCTTCAACAACAGTGGGAGCGTGACGGCCTTCAATGAAGGCCAGCGCAATTTCGGTCTGCGGCTCATGGCCCTGATCGAAGCTCACTGTTCGGATCAGTACATCCTGATGCTTCAGGAGAGGAACCAGTGAGCGGAAGTCCTGATCTCGTCACACCGGAGGCCGCAGCACCCGCGCAGGCCGCCCCCGTGACAGAAGCCCCCGCCGCTGCGGCTACGGCCGCTGCGGGCGTGGAGCTTGCGACCCCAGAACCCAAGGCCGGCGAAGGCGAGGCTGCTGCGGCGGCCGGGCAGGGTGCCGGTACGGGTGAGGCCGTCCAAGACGGCGGCAAGTCTGAAGGCCAAGGCACCGAGGGTGCGAAGGAAGGCGAGGGCGCGGCCAATGGTGCGCCCGAGACATACGCTGAATTCGTCATGCCCGAGGGTATCACGATCGCCCCTGAACTGGGGGCCGATCTGATCGCCACGGCCAGGGAACTGAACCTCTCACAGGAGGCCGCTCAAAAGCTGGCGGACCTGGGCATAAAGCAAGCCCAGGCTTTCCAGGCCACGCTCGCCAAGAGCGTTGAGACGGCCAAGGCCCAGTGGGCGGACGCGGTGCGGGCAGACGTGGAGATCGGCGGGGCCAACCTGTCGGTCAACATGGCGACCGCCAAAAAGGCGCTGGTGGCCTTCGGGACGCCCGAGCTTACGGGGTTGCTGAACCAAACCGGCCTCGGCCTCAACCCGGAATTCCTCCGGTTGCTGGTCCGTGTTGGCGCGGCGATCAGCGAAGACACGCTGGTGGATGGCGACGGTGGGAATGGGGGCGGCCAACCGGCTGTCCGCGACCACGCCGCGCGCATGTACCCAAAGATGAAGTAAGCCGGGCAACCCTGCCCACCAACCGCAACCGCAAAGGAACACGACCATGGCCACGCTGGCCGCAAACGCCCTCACCCTCGCCGACTGGGCCGAACGCCTGGACCCGGACGGCACCACCCCCGACGTGGCCGAGCTGCTGACGCAGATGAACGTCATCCTTCAGGATGCGGTCTTCATCGAAGGCAACCTGCCCACCGGCCACCGCGTCGTGGTTCGCACCGGCCTGCCCACCGTCTACTGGCGCGCCCTGAACCAAGGCGTGCCCACCAGCAAGTCCACCACCGCCACGGTGGACGAAGCGTGCGGGATGCTGGAGGCCTATTCCGAGATCGACAAGGACTTGGCCAGCCTGAACGGCAACACGGCCGGGTTTCGCCTCTCGGAAGACGTGGCCTTCCTTGAGGCCATGAACCAGATCCAAGCGGCGACCATGTTCTACGGGAACCCCGGCACCGACCCGAAGCAGTATCTAGGCCTCGCGCCCCGCTACAGCTCGCTGACAGTGGGCAACGCCCAGTCGATCCTGGACGGCGGCGGGCTCTCCACCAATAACGCCAGCATCTGGCTGATCGTGTGGGGCCAGAACACCGTGTTCTGCCCCTTCCCCAAGGGCTCCAAGGCTGGCCTCCAGCACGAAGACCTGGGCGAAGTGACTGTCTACGACGGCCCCACCGGCACGGCCACCACCGGCCGTTACCAGGCGCTGCGCACCCACTACCAGTGGAAGAACGGCCTGGCGGTGAAGGACTGGCGCTATGTCATTCGGATCTGCAACATCAACACCGCGTTCCTGGTGGCGGAAACCTCGGCGGCCAACCTGATCAAGCTGATGACGCGGGCGCTCTTCCGCGTTCCCAGCTTGACCATGGGCCGGGCGGTATTCTACATGAACCGTACCGTGGCCGAAATGCTCCCGGTGCAGGGCCTGAACAACTCCACCAACGCCGTAAAGGTGCAGGAGGCCATCAATCAGTTCGGCCAGCCGATCACCAACATGAGCTTCCTTCAGGTGCCGATCCGCCTGTGCGATCAGCTCCTGAACACGGAAGCTCGCGTCACCTGATCCTGGGGCGGTGGGGGTGGGTCAGCAGCAGCCCACCCTCTAAGCCCCTGGCTGCACCCCCTTTGCCCCACGGGGCGGAAAGACAAGGCAATGTTCACCGACGCTTTTCTGCAACTCGACAGCGCCAACGCCCTGATCCGGGCTGCGGGCACCTACGTTTCCACCAACACGATAGATCTTTCCCAGAACCGGGATATCGGCTCGGGCGCGCCCCTGCGGGTGCTCTACAACGTGGACGTCGCCTTCGCGGGCGGCACCTCGGTGCAGCCGCAGGTCATCACGTCGGCCTCGGCCAACCTCTCGTCTCCGACGGTCATCGACCTGGGGACCTTGATCCTGACGGCCGCGCTCACCTTGGGCGCCATGTTCGTGCGGTTCGTCCCTGAACTGACCGGCCCGTCCGGCATCGGCACTACCGGCCAGCGCTATCTCGGCGTGCAGTACGTCAGCCTGGGCACCTACACCCTGGGTTCGATCTCGTGCCGCATCGTCAATGACGTGCTGGACGTCAAGCACTACCCGTCCGGCTACGTCATCCTGTGACGTCCATGGGCTGCGGGCCTCGGCTCGCGGCCCATGTGGTCACCGGATGATTTTCAGCGGCTCAACGGAAGGAACCCAACATGGCCCGCGCTCCCAAGAAAGACCCCCACGCCCCGGAAGAGGAAGTGGTGGACACCTCCCGCCCTCGGTATCGGGTGATTGAAAAATCCTTCATCGAGCACGCCATGCACGAGGAAGGCGCGGAAGTGACCTATGACGGCGACGTCGTGGGCGACAACCTGTCCCCGCTCAGCGCCGCCGCCCAACGGGTGGTGGACGCCCAGAAGGAGCCCCATCCGGACAAGAGCGACGGCAAGAAGCCAAAGGACCCGCGCAGGGCCGCTGACGCGGCTGCGGCGGGCGTTGGGGCCGAAGAGGACGAAGAGCTGGCCTAGGCCTGTTATTCGGCTTTCGACTTAGTTGAAGGGTGGGCCCGGGCGACTGGCCCGCCCTTTTCGCCTTTTGGGACACCGATATGGCCACCACCGACGTTGACCTTGCGAACCTCGCCCTAGCGCACCTGGGCGACGATGCCACGGTGTCCGCCCTGGACCCGCCCGAGGGATCGGCCCAGGCCGAGCATTGCGCGCGCTTCCTGCCCATCGCCCGCAGCACCCTGCTGGAGATGTTCCCTTGGAAGTTCGCGGTGCGGCGGGTCTCGCCCGCCCTGCGCGACGATCAGTCGTCAACCGCCTGGAGCTATGTCTATCAGGAGCCCAGCGGCCTGCTGCGCGTCCTGGCCGTGCTGCCCGAGGGCTACACCCGCGACAGCGACGGATCGGCCGTGGAGTACGACACCGAGAGCGATGAAGACGGCAACGGTCTGATCTTGACGAACGTGGCCAACGCCACGATCCGGGGGATTTTCAACGTCACGAACCCGGCCCGCTTCACCCCGCTGTTCACCGAGGCCCTGGGCTGGCTGCTGGCTTCCTACGTCGCCGGGCCGCTGATCAAAGGCGAGACCGGCGCGACCGAGGGCACGCGCTTCTGGCAGGCCTTCCTGGGCATGTACGCCAGGGCCACCGGCTCCAGCGCCAACCAGGCGCACAAGACCCTTCTGCACACAGCCCCATGGATGGCGGATCGCAACGGCGACGCCCAGGCGTGGCAGAACCTGGGGCCAGTCCGTGGTTAGCATCCGCAGCCTTCAGAAGAGCTTCAACGGCGGGGAGCTGACCCCGGAATTCTTCGGCCGGGTGGACGATGCCGCATTTCAAACCGGCTTGGCCCTGTGCCGGAACTTCATCCCCGCGCCCCACGGCCCTGCGGCCAACCGACCGGGGACGATGTTCGTTCGCGAGAGCAAAAGCAGCTTGCTGCGGTCCTGCGTCCGGCCGTTCGCCTACTCGACCACCCAGACCATGGTGCTGGAATTCGGTGACGGCTATGTGCGGTTCCACACCCAGGGGGCCAC